CAAAATACGCTTTCAAATAATGTTCATCAGTGTTCTTTGTCCAAGGAATCCCGTAACAATCCCCGTTCCAAGTGTTAAAACCTAAGAATGCACTTGTGTGAATTACTAATGTAAATGTTGACCCTGCAATTGCTTGTGAATCGTCATTCGCCGCACCGAATATTATCCCGTATTCTGTCACATTATCAGCCTTATGATAACCTTCTATAGTAAAAGGTTCTCCTGCTGTAAATCTATCATTTTCAATACCGTATGCAATACCATCAAACTTAGCACAATTAGACTCAACTAATTTTGCGTCTGAATCTTGCCAGAACCCGTCGTAGTAGTTAGATATTGTTGCATCCATACCAAGTACTCCAGAACTTGCAATAGTTGTTCCAGACCCGTCAGTGTAATTATACGAAACGTCCCCATATTTGAAATGTGCAATTGCTCCTTCAAACTTGTTACTACCATCGTCAGCACCACCCATGGCAAGGTCAGCATTAGGATTTTGATATATAGTTGAAGCAGTACCAATCATCGCTAGCGATTCTTCAACTCCATTAATAATCACATTAACAGTTCCATTATCAAAAACACCAGTAATAACATTCCAGTCATTAGCTTTTAAGCTAGTGGCACTTTGTACGTAACCAAATGAGAAATCAGATTCACTGAAGTTAGCATAAAACTTTGTACCATTGTATCCAAACGAAGCTTCTCTAAACGTGTTTGCTAAATGCCCTTTACCAGCAACAATAACAATCCCAGTTAAAGCATCTGGTTTAAAGATTAATTCAAAAGGCACAACATCTCTATTTGTCGCAACACTATCGCTTCCATTAACAGCCAAGGCAGAAGCGTCATACACACCATATCCATCTTTTACTTCTCTCAGTCCTGAATAATCAGTTTGCCAGAAACTTGTTAAAGTAGCACCTGAAAGCGTTAAGTCGTCAGAAGCTCCTGAATCTTTTACTGTAGTTGTTCCATAATCATCGTCAAATATGTATTCGTTCTCACCAACTTTCACGTAGAATATGTCTGAACCAAATTTATATAAAGCTGAACCTTGTACACCACCGACAACGTTTGCAGCAGTTGGCGACAAGAAGACGCTCGTGTCTAAAGTAGTTTCTTCAAAAGGAATACCATTAATAGTACCTGTAAAAGTACCAGCGTTGTATTCACCAATTAAAGTGCATATCTCACCAGCGACAAGGTCAATAGGAATTTCAGTAGTCCTTGCTTGTGCACCATCTACACTTGTCGCAAATCTTATCTTTTTATTAAATTGCTCAATGATAAAACTTCTACCAGTACTCTCTAGCAAATTCCATCTAGACCACATGATAGTTTCGGCAGTTGTGTCCTCAACCCTAAACACTAAATGGAATGGGATTTTAGTTGAAGTATATGTGTAATCAGAACCAGTCACACCCTCAGCGATAGTGCTTTTATCAAACGTACCGTACTTAGTCATGATACCGTTACTGTCTTTTGTATATTCATTAAAAACCGTATCCTCAACTGGCGCTTTCTTAGCGAGGTATACGGCTTCTAAATCAGTTGTTGGGAAACAAAGTCGTTTCTTAGTTAAGATTTTTTTTTTAGGTCTGAGTCATTTATGTGTTGTACTAATTTAGTACTTGAATCACCATTAACCAGTGCATATTTAGCACTACTTGTAGGGATAATATCTAAACCTAGCTCTGGCATGTAAGCGTCTTCTTCTAAAACAAGAATGTCACCACTTGTTAAAGTAAAGTCTGCTTCACTTACCTTTTCAACCTTTACTCCTGTTGGTTGTGTAGCTTTAATTTCAACTGTACCAATTCGTACACTTGAACCATTTAAAACTGGCACTCTTTCACCAACTCTAAATATAGTTCCATCAGCAACTGTGTAAATATCATCACTTAAACCAGTTGTTGTAATAGGAGTTTCTGATGTTCTAACAGTTAATCCGTCAAGTTTTCCTAGACTATCAGCTTTAATATAATGAATTCCACCATCTACAGGGTATGATGCTATTTCAGCTCCTGCAAACTCATCATACATGTATAGCTTTATGTCACTACCTGTCATTGATTTTGTAGCCATATTATTATTTTTTAAATTACAATTCTATTATATATTATTTGTCATGTTTTTTCATGTGCATTTTTAAACCAGCTGCACTTTTACAAACTTGACCACATATTTCACACTTGTTTTCTTCTTTTTTCTCCTCTTTTGGTAAATCTACAATTATTTCTTCAACCTCAATTTTTTCATCCTCTTTAGGCTCGATTACAGGCGTTTTTTTAACTTTTTCGACTACTAACTCATGTAGCTCTGGATTGTAGTTTTTAGCGGGGATTAAACACTTAGTACCGTGTGGTATAGTTTTAATCAGTATTTTTTCTAGTTTTTCCATATGTTTTGGTTAATTAACTCATATTTGCACCCCTTAGAGAGGTGCAAAGTGAACTAATTATAGTGAAGCAGCATTGATTGGTGCATCTACCATTTGTTTAGCATTGTCTCCGAATGTTTTAACTCCGTATAAAACAGAATTTAGCATGTTTTTACCAAGTTTGTTTGGCACTTCTTTTGCTTGTACTTTTGGAGATGATTGCATTACTAGAGTTGTCATCTTTTTAGATACCCCGAACACGTTGTGTTGTAGGATACTAGAGAACGCATCAGTTTCGTCAGTTAGGTCTGTAGAAACTTCTAGTACACCAACACCGTTACATACGAATGATAATGTATCAGCAGTTGCGTCATCAGTACCTGTCCAAGTGTTTGCAACTTTTCTTGCATTAGTTTCTGATAGTGCAACACCGGTAGCAGTTGTAGTTGATGGGGCAGCGATTAATGCAGCAAGACTAGCTCTTGTAGCGTCAACGTTAGCACCGATTAGTACGTTACCAGCAGTTGTTCCAATAGTTGAAACAAAAGTGAATGTAATACCGTCAACAGTGATAGTATCACCATCTGTTGGTTGTGTAGCTAAACCAAGTACAGCTGAACCAGCTAATTGGTTAGACACGTAACATTCAAATCCTTGGAATTTTCCGAAGTAACCTTCTTTGTTAATTCTGTCACCCATTGATGTGTCTCGTCCAGCTCCATATTGGATTAGGATTGATTCAACATCTGGTGAGATGATAGCTGATAGGTTGTTACTAGAAATATTGTTTCTTCTAAGTTCTTTTTTAGCTCCTGAGAACATTGCAAGAACGTTAGAAGTAGATAATGTAACAGCCGATAAAGCTGAATCAGCATTTACAACTTCACCTAGTACGTCAGCATCAACTTGGTTAGCTAGAGCTTCACCGTAGTCTTTACCGTAGTTAGCAGCGATATTGTATTTACCTTGGATTTGATCAAAGTTGTCAATGTACATTCCAGTAGCGAACTCTCTGTTAACAGTTAGTTGTTCGTTAGTATCGCTATTGTCGTCGATAGTGATTTCAGAACCTCTAGTGTAAGCTTGTACAGAAACGCTAGATCTGTAAGTTCTGTTTAAAGTATCACCTTTTGACATTGCAGAATTGTGTGAAGAGTCTGCCATCTCCATTGCAAGATTTTTCTTGTAGAAAACTTCTTGTTGTTCTCTCCCCCAAACTTCTTCGAAAGAAGCTGTAAAATTATTAGCCATGATTTTTAAAATTAAATTTATATGTATCAGGCCTTAATTATCCTAACTCCACATCCCGTCACCATCTTTAACGTTTACGGCTTTCCATTGAGCGAATTGTTTTGAATTTGCACCCAAAATGCTTACGCTTTCTGACTTAGCCATAGGCGAAGGACTACCAACAACATCCATTCTTGATTTTGCTTCTTCGAGCTTAGCCCTGTCCATAAACCCATACTCATGAACTACATCTTCTGGTGCTTTCCCATGAACTCTTGCAAGTTCTTCGATAGCTTTCCTTTGTGATTTTAGTTCTGGTACTGTCTTGAACAAGTTCTTCATTCTGTTTTCGTTTTCAAGTTCTTGTTTCGTTACGAAACCGTTATCCTTCAAAACTTTAACAGCTCTTTGAAGCTCATCATCACCTGCATCACCGCTTCCCCCTTCAGCTTGCAATTGTTGCGCTCTTAGCGCTTCAAGTTCTTTTCGTTCCTGCGCAAGCTCTTGAGTTTTTCGCGTGTAATCAGATTGTCGCATGTAGCTGTTTTTTATTTCCTCGATACTTACCATTTCCCCGTTTACTTCAACTGTTTGCGCGTCTTGTGGTTGTTCGTTAGAGTCGCTTATTGCGTTATTCATTGAATCCTCTGACATATGATTTTTGTTATATGATATTGGAGCTTAAATAAATAAGCCCTATAACACCCCTTTAAAGGAGTGCTAAGGAATTACTTCTCCGTCATATTTTTAATGAACTCTATAAACCCTTTTGATTGCCTATACAATGCAAAGTATTTATCTTTTTCAGCTATGCTTGCTTTTTCAAACATCGCTTCGTTTATATCTCTTACTGATTCCCAGTATTCCATTATAGCTTTGAATCCAGCTTGTCCTTTAAGAGCTAGTAAACTGTTTTGTTGTCTCTTAAACACGTCCATTGCTGATTCTTCAGCTTTCATATACTTTCTTACTTCACCTCTTTCTTTTAAGTAATCTATCATTCCCATATTTTTATTTTAAAAGTTTACCTTGTGCTACTTGTTGAACCAGTTCAGCCCCTTTAGGTTCTTGTTCTGGCATTGGCAGTTTTCCCATACTTCCACCTGGTTGCGGTTGTCCTTGTGGCATCCCTTCCATCCCTGGTTGTTGTGGTTGTTGTGGTAAGAATTCATCTATCGTAACTGATTTTAAATATTTCTCAGGATTTTTCTTTTCGAATGTTCCTATGATATCTACCATTGCGTTTCTCATTCCTTTTTCGTCAACTGCTCCGCTTTCTAATCCTTGTCTTAATACGTTAGCGAATGCAATTGCATCTGATCGTCTGTCTTCCATGTAATCAAATGAAGAACTGTTTGTTTCTATTTTAATATTATATTTTTGAATAGCATTTTTCAAAGCTTCTTTGTTTACTTCCCAGTATTCTTCACTACCTTGTTTCTTAAAGATTAGATTATCTTTAACATTCTCAAATGTAGCTTGTAATAGTTTGTAAGCTAATTTCTCTAAAGATCTTTCAAGGTTCTTTCGAACTTCATCAATCACAGCGTTATTCTCAAAGAATTTAATTCGTGCACCTGTTGCCGTATCTGTTAATGCTTGTTGCCCCCTTGAATTGCTTGTATCAATAGTAAACGTTTGACTTTGTATTTGTCTTTCAAAATCGTTTTGCTCTTGGAAATAAGCTGGATCAATACTTCTATGTGGTAACTCTTGTAAGTTAGCTTGTGCTTGTTGCACTGTTGTAGACGTTGCAATGATATTGTTAGGTCTATTAACCAAACTAGCTGGATTAATCCCACTAGTAGGTGACCATAACCAAGATCTATTAAGTGCACCATTGATATATTCAGCAGCTGATTGTTTTTTAAAGTTATATTCCTTTTGTATTTCTAATATTGGTTCAACAAACCCAGTAGCAAAGAAATTGCTTGGATCTTCGAAACATTTAAAGTCAACATATGGATGCTCAAGTATTTCTTCCATGTAAATAACAACAGCATCATTAGCTACTTGTATTTCATATACCTTCTCCTTCTTGGGATCGTCGTTTTCAGATGGGTTAAAGTAACCATAGTATTTAGTAATAGTTACTTCATTCTTATCGAATGTTTCAGCACCAGAAACATGTATCCCTGCTATATCAAAAGCTTGTCTTCTAAATGTATCAGCATCATCTTCCATAGACGCATCACATAATTGTTCAAGCATTTCTACGTTTTTGTATTTAGGATTAGCGTATAAATCACTTAACCTCACTTGATAAATTTTCTCAGCAATTGCTGGCATATCAGAACTGTGTATATATCTTGGATCAAAATATATATCTGTAAAACTAACAGCGTCAATCGTTGGGTATTCACCAACAACTTCTTGTTCAGTATATTCACCATCCTCACCTTCTTTAACAATCATTGCTGTTTCAGATTTGTATTTCACTTTAGAAAACCCATATCCAAACACAACACCTGTCTTTGCCCATAACTTAACCCTATCCATTAACGCATTTTCATCAAAGTTATACGTTAAATAATCTTGAATCATTTCAATGTGCTTAGCATCTGATTCAATATTTTTTCCACTAACAATCCATTTAGGATTACGTCCAATTAATCGAGGTAATATCTTTTCAACAACCTCTTTAGCTTTGTTAACTTTAAAAGTATTACTCCAATCAAATCTTTTATCAGCCTTAAACGTAGAATATTCCTTGTATATATCTATAAGATTATTCTTATGCTCCTTTAATAAATCATCAGTAGTATAAATAAAGTCCTTAACCGACTGTACGGCTTTTAGTTCTTGTTCAGTTTGCATCATTGATAATTATGCAGTAAATCACCTCCATTATACACAGTATTGTCAACTAAAAAAAGTATTAACCTAGAAACGGCAAACCCTGAGCGTCATATTTGATCACAGGCGTGTTAGAAAGTGACGCATTAGGTTGTAGTTCATATAAACTAAATAGCATCTGTACACTATCTGCAACGTCGTCATGTGTACCTCTTGGAAACTTCATCAGCTGACTCTCTAACTCTCTCATATCAGTTGTATGATATATCTGTCCATTCCGATAAAGAGGAATAAGTCGTCTAATCTTGGTTTCTTTCTTATCAGGCTGTCTTAAATCTTCAACATCAGTAAACACCGCTTCTTTCCTAAATCTATTACGTAAAGAGAACCCTATCATTGATTGTGCTGCAATTGCTTCAACACCAACCTTTTCAGGTCTCCATTTCTTAGCATGATAAAGTATCTTATCTTCAAGTACATCTGGCGTAAATCTACCATGAGTAATTTCTAATAAGTAAAGTTCATCACCAACAAAGCTACCAGTAACGATTGAAGTATAATCGGCTGTTTTCTTTTTACTAAACGCTGGATCAACGGCTGTAAATACCCTTCCACCTAAAGGCGCTCTATCATAATATCTAAACCATTCTTCGTGAAACTCTTGAGATTCTTTCGCTATAGGGTTTTGTTGATACTGACAACTAAAGTGCACAGGATTAGATCGTTGCATTTCTTCTAAGATAGCAATAGGCAACCTATCTTCTTGTAAAGATTCACCTTCTTTTCTGTACTCATCTTCTTTCTCACAAATAGCTGGTAAAGATATAATATCCCATTTAACACCAGTCCCTTCAGTCATCTTTTCAATCTGATATCCACACAAATCATTCTCATGTGTTCTTTGCATGATTATAATTATTGCATCCTCTGATGGATTGTTTAAACGTGAAGTAACTGTATTACTAAACCAGTTATTAATACCAGTACGTTTAACATCTGAATCAGCTTCATCAGGTTTAAGCGGATCATCTATTAAAAATATATTAGCACCACGACCAGTAATAGAACCACCAGTACCAGTAGCATAATACGAACCACCAGCTTCATTCATCCACCATTCCTTAGTGTTTTGATCTATCTTCAGCCTAGGACTTCTAGGGAACACCATCCTGTAAGCATCAGACTGATAATACTGTCTTGCCTCATTCGAGAATGTTTGTGTTAATGACGTTGAATACCCAGTAGCAATCACTTGTAAGTCTGGACGTTTACCCATAGCCCAAATAGGAAAACATTTAGTAATCAATTCAGTCTTCCCACTACGAGGTGGTACATTGATAATAAGTCTTCGACACTTACCTTCTAAAACCTCATATAGTTTCTTAACTATAAGCTCATAATGCCAATTAAGTTTAAACTCTGACTTCTTTTCATGCTTAAACATAAAAGAGATAAACTTGAGTAGATCCTCTTGTTCATCTCTGTGTCTTTCTTCAAGTTCCCTTGTAATCAATTCTTTTACTATATCTTGTTTAGTTGCTGTCATTTAATTTCTTAATCAATTCTTCTGCTGGTAAAGATTTAACATCTTTAATATCTAGTTTAATTGTGCTCTCTTGTTTAACTTTTTTATTATCAGCCCATCCGAATCTATTCTTCATATTCATATACCAAAGTGATGCACCGAACTCTTTGTTGTGTAAATTTGAACGTCCATTTTTCTCCCACCAAATCTGACATAACAGCTTACATCTTTTTATGGTTTCAGAAAATTGGCTTTCCTCCTCGATTAATCGCTCCCATGTCTCATGACATATACCACCTAGAACAATACCTCTAAGCTCAACATCACTAGCACCTTCAGAAGCTAATGCTATCATCTTTTCTTGCCATCCTTCAGGCAAATCTTTCAATTGTATTTTAGGTCTTCCAGCCATATTTATTTAAATTATTGTATTTACTTTCCCTATGATCTCATACTCTTTAGATGTATAAGTTAATTTCCTTCTATTAACATTAGCGCTATTCCCGTACCCCTCTAAAGGGATGGCATAGAAATAAACAACAGAACGTACCGACACATAGAACACTTCTTTAGTTTCGATATGCCTTAGTATATCACCAACCATTATAGGTGTGTTATGAAAACTATTTAACCCAGTGCGTTTTAGTCGTCTAATAATATTTTTAAGCTCTTCGCACTGACCACACTTATCACCGCCAGATTTAAAGAGATTTTTTATATTCCACATGCTAATATTTTTTAATTTTTCTTGAGTGTTTCTCTAAATATTCCTCTAATACACCCATAACCCCGTAAGCTATAGATATACTACTAGGCAAGTTCTCAACGTGTACAAGTCCACCTTCAGCCCTGTCAGCTATTTGTTTTCTTACAGCACCAAAAGCACCTTCTAAAAGAGGTAACATTTCTAACACTACGAATCTATCCATTTCATCATCAAAAGTCTTAGCAACATTACGTTTCTTCTTATCTTTCAATCTATCTAAAACTTGTTCTTGTGTTTTCTCTCGTCTTTTCCGATCTTTTATTTTACCCATGAGTCCTATTGGTTATTCATTACATATATTATAAACGCATTACCCACTAAAGGCAATTAATAACTTTTTCTATTCCCTGTAATAGCATTATGCACATAAGCACTTGATACCCCACTCTGATTCATTGGTGATCTAAAGTCTGCTAAGTAAGATTTAGCATCCTGCGGTGTGGTATTACCCCTCTTAACATCATCCGCTATATAATCTGCATACATCTTAACCTTCTTTTTTACTTCTTTCTCTCTTGCCGACCTTGACTGATATCCCTTAGCAACTTCCCTACCACCATAATGGTAGCTTTTCTGGTAAGCCTTAGACAGCACATCATCTACTATTTTCTTTGACGCTTTATCACAACATTTCTTACACCTACTTGATAATTCACCCTTGTAAGTTCTATAGAACCCACCTTCATCAAATTCTTTTTTACATGTTGCACATTCTTTCATAGTTTTTATTTTAGTTTTTTAATTCGTTCTTCTAAGTGTTCAACCGAGTAAGTAAGTATATATTTAGACCCCCTTTGCACCATTTTTAATGCATACTTATATTGGTCAACTTCATGTTCCCAGCTCTTTTTAATGTTTGGATACAGCAACATCTCGTCTTTCCATTTTATTTTTAAATCTATGTTGTTACCAACTGCTTTTTTATACCTGTTAATAATACCAATCCACCTTTTGTATTCCTTATAATCTCTTTTTGTTTCTATACCGACGTTTAACCCATTTATTCCAGATATAACATCTGGCGCACCTTTTTTCCCCAACGTTATCCTTCTTGGTTTAGTGCCAAGCGGTTTTTCTTTAGTTATCAAGCCACCAGGTACAAAAGCACTACCAGCAGGCATCCTTTCAAACCAGTGGTTGTTGTCATACAACCAAGCCATGACATTTTTTAACACTACTGATTCGCTCATATTAACATTTTTTTATATTTCTCATAAGCCTTATCTCTATCATCCTCGGTGTCCATACTCACCCAGATTTCTTCTCCAGATCTCATGCCAAATAACAAGTAATAAGTTTCGCTAGACGTGTAATAATCATCCTTTCCAGGATACCCAAACAGAAACCCATGTATTATAGCTTTACTATCTATAGATAAAACATTATCTAAATCTATAAGTTCTCCACCTTCTTCAATCCACATGTTTATTTTTGATTATCTATTTTCATTTGTGTATCTATTGCTGTTTCAACGAACGCTTTAAGTGTTGCATACCCGTGACTTATTCTATGTATATGCACTTGTTTCTTTCGTTCTTCACCAACTTTTACCATAATGTTACCGTCCTTCATATTGTTATTGTTAATATTAATCTGTTGAGTGCCTCATTCATACACCCAACAGGCTAGCATTAACTAGCCAACCCGCTAAAAGGGAAGATCCTTAATGTCCGCAGATGATGCCTTAGAAGTATCAGTGTTTACAGAACCTTCGCTCTTTTTTCCATTAGGTAAGAAAGAGAACGATTCTAATACTACACCAGTGTAGTATTTAGTATCTTCACCTTCACCAACCTTACGAGTTTGTAATCTACCTTCGAAATATTGCATGTCACCTTTATGCATGTATTGCATAATAGTTTCACCCATTTTCCCGAAAGCTGTGAAATTCACAAATTCAGTTTCTTCTTGTTTTTCACCTTCTTTGTTTTTCCATGTTCGACTAGTCGCTACAGAAAATCTGTATACGTCGTTGTCACCAACCTTTTCAACGTCCTTTGTTAGACGTCCGATAATTTGTACTTTGTTCAACATCTTGTTTCTCGTTATATAATAAGATGTCACTGCCCATCACCGCAATACCTAAACGGTGCTCATTCATGGGCAGTAGCCCCTCATTATGTAAAAAATCTGTCCTATTTTAATATTTGGTGATTAGGGCAAAGATTTGCACTTTGCATGTAGGGGAACCCTCCATCGGGAGCCCTACTTTACCTTTGAGTTTTTCACACCTACTTCAAGTGTTTCTGCTGATTAATACATATTCCACTCTTTTTGGAATGTCCATTTCTGGCAAAGAATTACTTCGGATATCACCCCGTTTCACCCTTGTAAGGTACTTATGCGTCTACCTTTTCCGCCACCTAATCATATTTGGTCAGTTTTACATCGTGACCAAGGATGGGTGGCATATTTGTTTTAGAGTCTGGTGTACAGCCAGTTCTCAACGATTGCGACTTTCGCTCACCTGCGCTTCATCAACCACAACAGTTTTAAGTCTTATTGAGGACTATCGTTTATTCAAACTCTGGTGGTGAAACATCTAATGTCTCAACCTTAACTGTTTTCTTTTCAGCTTCCCAGTTTTCACTTTCTTCATAAGTTCCAGCAAACAGTTCTTGAAATGAACCTCTTAAACCTTGTGCTTCAGCAACCTTTTTAATCATTGTAGCAGGTTTCTGTATCCATACCCCGAATGGTTGCTTATATTCACCATACTCAACATAATTAAACGCTGGTAACTTAGCGCCTTTCCTTTGTACGATACAATATGCACCAACCAAAGAACCACGGTCTTTTAAATTGTATTTATGCTTAACCTTACCATCAGTAAACTCAAATTCATCATTATCATACACTGCATCTACAGTATGATGTTCGTAATCCTTATGTGTTTGTGCACTCTTTCTATACCCATCACGTCCAATAAAGATATTAGCCGGTTTACTACCGTACTTAACAGCCCAAATCTCTCGTAAGAAAGGATTTAAACCAGTAGCACGACCAATCTCAACGAATGTTTTGAATTCCCCCGTCGTTAGCGTTGCATTCTGTCCTTGCAAATATGTCCATATCTCTTTATGCCTAGATTCATTCCATATGCTCAATGCTTTGTTTTCTTCACTCATAATTTTTTAGTTACTTATAATGTAATTCCATTCTATCGTATTGCAATTATAATGTCAATAGCAATTTATATAAAAAGAAAAGCCCCGTTAAGGGCTAATCTAAGGGCGTTTCACTATGAAAAGAAACATTACTCACTATACACGTTTTCATATTTATTATCAACACAATTAGGATGTTTAATACACATATTTTTAAACGCGTCCCTACACATTACATTGTTTAAGTCTATATGTATGTTAGTTACTAGTGAATTTACCTCATAATAAACCTCCATACGCTCCGTATCTGACAAGTAATTGTAGTTTTCTAGTTTGTATACTATTTCTTTTGCTTTCATTATAAGTTTTTTAATCTG